CTCGGCGCCTCCAAGTGAGAGGCGTTCTAACAATTCTTTTTGTGTGTCGCTTAATCTGCCGGTGGCCGTTTTAAGTTCGGCGAAAATGACTCCGCCTCGGTGACGTGCCGTCGGGCTTTTAGCGAGAACAAGATCGGGAAAGCCGGCGACGCCTTGGAGCGGGGTCGCCCAATAGCCGGGGCGGATCTGGACGGCGCGCGTATGGTGAACATGCCAACCGTAGAGGCGCGCTAATTCGAGGATCGTACTCTGAAACGACGCCTCGTTAATTCGGAATAGGTCGTTTACTGTCGTCGGGGTTTTCTTTTTCATTAAAACGGCGCCTCGTCTGTCGCCGGCTTTTTTGGTAGTGCGGAAAGTGTTTTGATCGCGGCGGACGCCTCGCCCATCGTGTTTATTTCGGGAGGCTCTACGCCTCTTTCGGTCGCCAACTTAATCAGAAACTCCAACTGTTTAGCGGTCGGCGGGACGCCTCTAGTGTTCTCGGTCGTTTCTAAGGTTTGGGGCGCTCTAGGGCGATCCTGCGACGGTTTGGGAGCGGTTGCGCGTTCATTGACTCGGAGAGAAACCTCGTCGGCGGACGCGATGGACTTAGAGATCCCAAAGCCCATAAAGCCGAGCGCGCGACCAAGCGCCGACGTGGACGCGTTCATCATCTCGGAGCCTTTTTGGAACGGCGTCCGGCCCGGGAAAACTTCGTAAGCGGTAGCGACCGCGGGGAGGTCGTCGCCGGGCTCGCGATAAACGGTCATAGTCACGGCTATAAATGTTTGGCCGGCGATCTCTACCGGGCGAACGTCGGTCTCTTGGACGCGCAAATTTGGGAACCGATCTAAAGCCATTTTTAGCCGGTCTTGGACGAGAACGTATCCGCCTAAGTCCATGACGGCGCTCCGGCTCCGGTCTCGGGATCGTTGCCTAGTTTGGCGCGTAGGGATCGGATCTCTTGCTCGAGGATCTTTATTCTTTTGGTCGCCTCGAGTAGTTCGTTTCGGTTTTTGTGGAAACGTCGGAGGACCATATCAAATTCGTCTTGGTCGTCTAACACGAGACGCTCCAAGGTTGCCAACCGCAACGGCCGGACGCCTCACGCTCGGAGTAGAGACGCCAAGCGAAATAGAGGTTTTTCGCGGGGTCTAACATGTCGCCCTCGGTCCAACCTAAGTCCGCTAAGTAGTCGTTATGTAATTGGTTAATTTGTGTCAAGCCGCTATCGGACGCGGACTCCGCTAACGGTTGGCACCGGGACTCTTTCCAAATAATCCGACCGAGTTTCTCGAGTACCTCCGGAGTGTTCGTCCAGCCCTGCGCGACCGCAAGTCCCAACCATTCATAGCATGGCGTGTCTAACGCCGCGTTCACGATCACGGGGACCGTCGTCGTCGTATCCGCGACCGAGGTCGTCGTTTCTGCTAGGTCCTCTTGGAGCGCCTCGTGAGCGCCGAGAGTCGTCGTCGTTTCTTGGACCGCCGGGACCGTTGTAGTTGTAACGATCGGCTCGTCGTTATTTGTGCCGGCGAGAGCGCCGACGATCACGGTTAAGGTCGCGATTATTCCTATTAAAAATTTGGTGAGTTTTGCGTTAAACATTTTTTATTTCTCCTCTAAGGGTTGGGGTGATCCCCACGATGAGAAACGGCTCGGCCGTTCCGCGATCGTGAGAGTTAGGTCTGTCTTTCCGTTTTCGGTTCTCCCTACCCAAACGGTAATTAAGAGTTGGGAGCCGTCCGGGAGAGTGTGGACGTGTGGTCGGTACTGTATGAGATCTAGGTCCATTAGAGGGACCGCCAAACGGTTAAACGTTGCCCGTGATCGGAGTCTCCACCTCTGGACGTTTTGCGTACTCGGTCGGTAGGTTGGCATATCCCATCGTTCGCGGCGCTTTTAAGAATCGCGGCAAGTCCCTTAGTTTTGGGGAACGTGGCCGGGAGCCGAGACCAAATATCGTCCGCGGTGAATTCGGGCAACATGCGCGCGGTCTTGACTATCGCGTCATAAACCTCGGAGGCTTGAGCGGTCGTCCACTTGTGATCCGCGGATCGTTGGGAGAGTTCCATACCGCGCTCGAATGGTGTTAGAAGTCTGAGCGGTGGCATACCCTCAAGGTTTAGGGCTAACTGTTCGGACATGAGTCCTCCTATATCGTCGGGGTATCGGATTAACCGATAACGAGAACAATAGCGAACGGGTGCGGTTAAGTGTTGGATTATCCGACGATAGGGGTCGCTTGGAGTTCTGAGACGATCCGGTTTATAGCCTCTTGGATCTTGTCTTTACTGTCTGCGAATTCGGGCGATAGTTCTAAATGGATCCAATCCGACGACGCGGATCCGCCTCCCTCGATAACTCCCTTTTTATTGTCCAGCCATGCGTCACGGTCACACTTCCAAGTCCGGCCGCCGCCAAGACCTTTCGTATAGGAGTAATCCGTTAGGAGTTCTAGACCGAGTTCGTCGGCGTGTTTAACGAGTAGGTCTATCCATTGGACGACGTAGGTTCGCGACGAGCCCGCTTTCTTGGCGGTCTTTCTATAGGAGATATCAGCGGCGCGTCCGGTGGCGTGAACGCTTATCGCGGTCTTGCCTCTCATCGGTCGCATGACGTAGGTCCCGTTGTTCCAGAGTTTGCTACCGGAGAGGTAGTCAATACATGCGACTAAATGCTCGAGTCCGGGGCGCTTACCTTTACCGACGCCCTCGGTGTTACCGGTGTATTTTCTACTCATCGTCTTTTTCTTTCTCTTGTTTGTCTCGGAGCCCGTTACTTGCGAGGACTCCGCCCAAAAGACCTAGGAGAGCCATAAAAGCAGGGTTTAAGATACTTAAAAATTCTTGATCCGTGGGGCTTGGCTCGAGCGGTTGGACGACGAAAAGCACGCCGTACAAGATCCCGAGCATAGAAACGCCGAAAACGAACGAGAGGGTAATCCCGACTACGAAAATGAGCCGGGCTTTTATCTCAGAGTTAGAGAGTTTTTTCACGGGGTCGTCGCTCCGTTAGAAGTGTCGCAACGGCGGCCGGACGGATCGGTTTCGCAAGTGTGCCGAGTACGGTCCGCGCAACCGGAAACGAAAAAGATTAGGGCGATCGTCAGAGCGGCGACTAGGGCTAAGAGTTTCACGGCGCCTCCGGGAAATCGGCCTCGGGTCCGGGTGTCCAAGTCGCGGGGAAATCTCTCAAGGCTTGGCGGTAGGTTGCCCATTCGTTTTTATTGGTTGGGGAGTCTGGAGTCATAGCCCAATCGGACGCGGCGAGTAATCGGTCGCGTTCTAATCGCATACGAGCGGTCAAGATCTCCACGTCGTCGGTTTCTGTGAGAATTAGGTTTAGGTTCATCATGGGACCTCGTAAGTGAAAAAGCCGGTAACTCGAGCGTTATTTTGTCCGACATAGCCGGGAGCACCTGAAACGCCGAGCATTAAAACGGTCGTAGAGGACGCCTCACGAATTGTTATGGCGGATCCACTTATTGATACTTCGCCGCCATATCCAATTACGCCGGTAGAACTGTTTATAGGAGTAACTCCGGTTATCGGTTTAGCCATAATTAGATAAACCGAGCCGGTGCCGTTTACTCCGATAATAAACTCAAATATCACGTGAACCGTTTTACCTATTTTTGAGTATCTAGCCAAGCGAGTAGTGAAAGAGGTGATCGTCCCGGTTTGTGCGGTTATCGTCGGGGTGAACGCGGTCCAAGCGCCGATAGCGGCGACTGTCGTATTTGTCGTCGCGATAGAGGCGAGTGTCGCCGTGTTAAGACTTTTGACTGTTGAGTCAATCGCGTTTCCAAGCGTTCTCATATCAAGCGCGCCGTCGGCTACCGGGTCGGTGTTGTCCGGTGTAGGCCATGCGTAGTTCGGTGTAGATGCCATAAGTTAAATATACTCCCTTAATAGGTCGTCCCAAGTGTATGACGCTATAGCGGCGGAGTTCCAGAGTACGCCGCTCACAATGTCGGACCAACGCTGAGACGGTCGGGTAAGTCTCGCGTCCGAGAGGTTTAACGTAATACTCCAAAATTCTTGACCTATACGCTCGGAGTATCCCTCAACAAAGAAATCTAACGCGTCTACGTTAAACGCTCCGAATGTTGGGAGTTGGGTTAGTTGCCCGTTTCTGAGCGTGGAGATAATGGCCTCTTGGCGGGCGGCGGTCATTGTGGAGAGTTCTATTTGGATCGCGCTAAAAGTGAATTCGGGTCGGGCTCGGTTTACGACTATTCGACGGGCGAGTGTGAGCATGTCCGCGCTTGTGCTAATTAGGGAAGTAAACGAATACTCGTAAATTCCGTTATCGGTGACATCGGCGGCGTCCTCATAGGTAACCGTGTTTATGTCGTTAGAGATCAGAGCGCGGTTAATTTTTTCTTGGCTAGTTTTTCTTATTGACCAGACGTCTAAGACTTCCGTATCGCTATAACTCTGATAAGGGTCGAGGGAAATCTGCTGACGCCGCGCCTCACTATCGGTGAAACGTAGGTCTCCGGTGAGAATGTCGCGAAAGAAAACTCCGGAGGGTTCCGAGTTGGTGACCTCTTGTAAATACGCTAAAGCGTTTTGAGTTGTCGCGTCCGCGGCGTAAAGATAAACGGTCCCGGCGTCTACGTCATACGGCGGAACCGGAAAGCCGGCGGCCGGTAGTGCGTACTGTAGGGTTTCCTGAATTCGTCCGCCTGTGAGATCCACGTCTCCCGTTTTGGTTATCTTAAAACGGCCTAAAGCGGAATAGAGATCGTCGGCCGCTAGAAACGTGATGAAATACTCGTCTACGGTGACGTCGGTAATTTGTCCCTGAAACCTTGTATAAGGTATCCCGCTAAAAGTTGCCTCAATGGAAACCAAATTTCCTAAGTCAAAATAGGAGAGGTCGTCGTCAAAGTTTCCGAGCGTAGAGTCTTTTAGAATTGTGACGCTCGCGGTAGAGGCATTGGGTTGAGAAGTGACGTCGGGTCTCCCGTAGTTAATCGTGACGCCCTCGAGCGCGCCAACGTGGACCGCTAACGGAGCGCCTCCGCTCGGTTTAGTTATATATATGCCGACCGGGTTCGTCATATCGGATTAACGAGTCCGAGCCTTGCGGCGTCTTGTGTCAATAGTTGTCTAATCTGCCGGGCGACCGCGGACGGGTCCAGCGCGCCGGAGACGTTGATCGTGATACCGCCGCCAAGGTTACCTAGTTTTGATAATGGGATCACGGCCTCGGACTCGCCGCCCTCGCCGATCATGGCAAGAGTTGGGGACGTGACGATCCCGCCCTCGCTTAGACGCGGGATCTTAACTTTCGGGATCTCGCCGAAATTCACAAACGGGCCGGCGGCGGAGTCTATTCCGTCTAGGGCTTTATTTAGTCCACCAATGACAAAGTTAATTCCAGCCTCGAGCGCGGAGAGGATCCCGTTTAGGACTCCCTTAAACGCCCCGACGATCCCATCAAAAATAGTTACCGCGAAATCCTTAACGCCTTGGAGGACTCCGATAATGCCGTCCTTAAATTTGATTATCCCGTAGATCGCAAGTCCGAACGGTCCGGTAATGATCGCAAGCAAGAGCGGCCAATTATTAGAGATCCAACCGAAAACGGTTTTAATGAAATCCCAAAATATGTTAAAGCCGGCTTTAAGTCCGTCAATGACTTTTCCGAAAATATCAAATTTGACTTGGAGCGCGACTAGGGCCGCGATGATCGCAAGAATGACGACCGCTCCGGTCGCTACCCATAACGCCGAAAATGACGCGGTCGCGGCGGTAGTGGCGGCGGTGACCGCAACCTCTGAGGCGACCACGGCGCCGTTAGACGCGGCGAGGCCTCCGTTAAGTATCGCGGTAACCGCTTGGATCGTGTTATAGATACCGAGCGCGACATTAGCGGCGATGATCGCGGCGGCAAGAGTTCCGACGACCGCGACGATCGCAATGATTAGCCCGGTGTTTTTCTGAACGAACGTCGCCAACTTCGTTAGAGCCGGGAGCATTTTATTAACCAGCGGGAGGACGGCGGCTCCTATTGACTCTTTAGCCTCGCCCATCTGGATCCCGAAATTCTTAAATTTTCCTTGAGCGGTGTTCGCGGCGTTGGACGCTTGACCGGCGAACGTTTCCGATAGTGCGGCCATTACCTCATCGGTGGACGCGCCGTCGGCGATTAGTTTCGTGAGCGCCGGATCTAGTTTTTTGAGCGGTCCGAGTTGCCCGTTAAACGCTTTGGAGAGCGCGTCCGAAACCGCGCCGAGGTCTTTACCGGTTCCCGCGGAAACATTGAGCGCGATACCTAAAAGATCTTGGGCCTCGGTTATGTCTCCGGTGCCTCTAACTAGAGAGTCCAGAGCGGGACGGAGTTCGTCGTCGGCGACGGCGGCCGCTACGGAAGTTTGAGAGATAAATTTCTCTACGGCGGCGATCTGACTATCGGTCGCGCCGGTGGAGTTTCGTAACGATCCGGCTAGTAACTCTTGCGCGGCGGCGTCCTCTACGGCGGCTTTAGTCGCGGAGACAAGTCCGGCGGCTACGGCGACAAGAGCGGCGGCGGCGGGGACGGCCGCTTTTTTAATAGCGAATTGGGCTTTAGCGCCGGCGCCCTCCAAACTTTTAAAGTCTGCGATCGCTTTATCTAACCCTTTAGGGTTCCATTCGCTAATAATTGGGACGGAGATACTCATCGCTTTACCTCCACGATGTTACGTCCGACTTCGGCCATGACTCGCGCGACGATCGGCTCTAATTCTTTTTGGAATAGGTCTATGGAATTTTCCGCGCCAGCCCACATAAAACGGGACGCTCCGCGACCGATCGCTCCGTCTAACGCGGTATGGAAATTAGGTCGGGCTCGAAACGCGTTTTTACTTTTCATTCCTCCAGCACGTCCGGCCATATCTGCCATAATGAGCGGTCCGCCCTTGGCGATGATCTTGACCGTTCCGACGGTTTCGTATACGGCGCCGGTGGCGGCGTTTCTTTTTCTCGCGTTTCGAGTGTCTACTTTTAGAACGATGTTTTTATCTTGTCCGCGTTTCCAGCCGGTCCGCTTTAAGTGGTCCATACCAGAGAGCGGAGCGGTCTCGGGGGATAGTTCACGGATAGCGGCGAGCATTGGCTCCGCCGCTTTTTTTATGTCTTTACCGATCTCACGGCGTAGCGCCGGCTGAGTTTTGTTTAACTCTTTGAGCGCGCTTTTAAGACCGACGACCTCCACGGAGGCGGATACGCTCATCTTTTAGCCCGGCGTTTCTTGTTAATTATCTCCGCGAGTGTTACGAGCATGGCCCCATCGTTTACTAATTCGGACGGCGGGATCCCGGTCTCCGCGGCAACCTCGGCGACTAATCGTCCGAGGCTACCGCTTGGATAGGGTCCGCCGTATCGCCCTCTAAGACGTCAAGGTTTTTTATCTCTTGGGCGAATTGGTCAAAAGTTTTTCCGCTTACGTTGCCCGACATTTTGCCAGCCTCGTAAGCGATATAAGCGAGGTCCTCTAAACCGAGTCCGTCGGTTTGGATCTTGCTCGCTTTGGTCTTATATTTGCGTTCCCAAAGCATGATTACCCACGGGGTCGTAGTGACCTCGTAGGAGTCGCTGAGTGTCTCGACACGTAGACGGAGTTCCATCGGATTAGGCGAACGTGACCGCGCCGGAGACGGCGAAAGTGAGGTCTATTTCTAGGGCGCTATCTGCGGCGCCACCAGCGACGGGGAAAACCGGAATAATGTCGCCGGTTGCGGTTCCGCCGTTGGGGAGGCCCATCTCAAACGGGACCGCGGTTCCTGTAGTGGCGGCGGTTACGAGAGCGTCACAAAATGAGCCGGCCTCGCCCCAATCTTGGAACGCTTTAACGCCGAGTTCCCACGTGACCGGTCCTGAGACGGCCGCGTTAGAAGTTAGCGAGATGTATTGGTCCACGGTCTGCGATGGTGTGAGTGTGACCTCGGAACATTGGACGGAGTAATCAACCGAGTCAATTTCTACGGTGAGTTGGCGTCCTGTCTGAACGAATAAAGGCATTTTATGGTCTCCTTGCGGTAGTTGTAATGGTGAGGTTATAGGACGGGAGGTCTTGGTTTCCGACATTGTAAACGCCGGAGACACCTCCCGTGGTGACTAGACCGGGGAGCGCGATAATCACGTCCGCGAGTTCTAAAACTTTTTTCATACTGTCCCGGTTGCCCGGAGGCGGAGCGACACAAGTAACCGAGAAATTTATTTGGACGAGCGACGCGCTTAACGGGGTGATACCGGGCGGGTCCACGATCACGGCCGGCGGTCGGAGGTTCCGAACGTCGTCCACTACCGGGAGCCCGGCGTCCTCGAGTAACTCTATAACGAGATCGTAGGAGTCGTTTAAAAGGCTCATACGGCTACCGGACGGTTACAGCCT